TAAATCAACCTCTAAGAATATAAAACCTTTAGCGTCGCAGATATTATTGTAAGAACCATTATTTCCTGAACCCGGCCAAGCCAGTTGAGATGTACTTCCATATTGTACAATTCCTTTACCGTATTTCTGAGTTACAACTCTGAACAAGTAAGGATTTAGTACATTAGCAGATGTTGTACTATTTGTAGCAACACCCAAAATTTTAAGGTCAGAAAGGAATGTTTCAGAATCAATTTCAGCACCATCAGGGCCAATTAACTTGCCAGCACCTGAATCAGAAAAACCTGACATTACAATGATAGCTTTTCTATAAACACCACTTGTATAACCTGTTGATACTAAATCGCCAGTTGTAGGACTCCACGCATATGTAGCTGTAGTTCCCGTAATAGCCGACCAACGACCTTTTGAGTAATCGAACAATCCTGGAGGGTCTAAACCAGCTTCTGCACCTTCATAAAATAAATCGTAAAGGTTTTTAGCATAAGCGTTTGTACCGTCATAACCATCACTTGGACTACCTGGATAGTTTCCTGGTGAACCTACAGGTGCATAGTGTTCTCCTGAATAGTTACCCGAACCACCTGAATATCCCTGAATTTTAGGTACAAAGTAGAACAATTTACCGATTGGTAAATTCATCGCTTGTACAGATACGATTTCATTCGCTAACAATTTAGAGAATACACGTCTTACGATTGGAAATACAACCGTTTCAAATGCTCCGTTTGAAGATTCTGAAGAAGCTTCGTTAATCAAATGTGACGCTTGATTTTCGTATAACTGCGCAACATTTTCTTTTAGGTGACCACGTAGGCCTTCAAGGAACCCTAATCTGTCCCATTTGTTAATAGTATCTTCTTTGATAACTTTAAGGTGCTTAAGACCGATGTTACCAACAAGACCTGATTCTAATAATGCTCCCATTTTTGGAATATTTTTAAAGTTTATTTTTTTATTTTATAATCTTACTCATAATATCCTTCATTCTTAAGAACTGTGGATTTTCATAAGTTTTAGATTCAATTAATGTCGAAGCCGAACCTGATGAAGGTGATTTTTCAATCTTACTTTCAATCGATTCAGTTATCGACGTTTTGTTTGTGTTTGTTAATTCACTTTTGATTGTGCGATACAAATTTTTTGATTCTTTTAGAGATTCTACACCATCAAATCTTCTTAAGATATTAATCTTCTCTTGTTTTGATGTTGAATGTTCAGTAAACAGTCTTGTAGCATACGCTAAATTTGAATTAAAAACTGCAACTTCATTAAGTTTGTCTCTGAACACGTTAAGAGCCTTACGATATTCTTCATTTTTTTCTCTTAAAATTCTAACTTGTTCATCATTCCTTTGCTCACTTTCAAAAGTAAGGTTTCTGTTTGGAGTGATTCCTTTTCTGAGACCACGTCCGCTTTTTGACCCGAATCCGTATGTACGTGACGCTTCTTTGGTTTCTGTTTTCTTTCCTGAATGAAATCTTGCTGAAGGTTTACCTCCACTCATAACACCTTCTTCCTCATGTTTAGTACCCTCTTTGAATTCGAACTTTTTTGGACCTTTGCCCATACCAACACCTTTGGTTCCTTGTTTCATATCTTCTTTGAAACCTCCTGATGTTTTTTTGTATGAAAATTTAGGTTTTCCGATTTTAGCACCTTTACCAATTTTTGGTTTCATAGATTCCATTTGGAAATCTTCATAATATTCTTCATTTGAATCAATTTCGTACAGACTACTTTCATTTTCATAATTAGAATCATCTTCACCAATCTCCAATTCGTAAATTGTTTCCATCGGTTCGTGTTCCATTCCTTTTACTGAATCCATAGGCCCAATATGGTCTTCATCATCTTCATAAGTTTCTATCTCATAAACATAGTCTTCATCAGATGATTCTCGGTTAAATACTTGATTAACTAAATCGTCAAAAGATTCCCCAAATTCAGAATAATTTTCATTCGTATAATCTTCTTCTAAGTCGGAAAATCTATCTTTATCTGACTCCATTCTAATCATATACTCAGAATCTGTTTCCTCATCTTCTAAATTCACGATACCTCCTTCTTTTTTTACGTAAATACCATCTTCTGGACCTAATTTTTTGAAAACTCTCAACAAATCGTCCGTGGATATGTTTTTATCGTTTGACAAATCTATAACTTCATCGTCACCGAAATCAGAATCATCATCAGGTAGTTCAAATTCCTCATCGTCACCTAAATCAGAATCATCATCTTCAAATTCATCATCGTCACCGAAATCAGAATCATCATCTTCCGATTCGTCATCAGGTTGTTCAAAGTCTTCATCATCGTCAGTATTATCACCCATCATATCGTCGGGTTCTGTTTCAATCTCATCGTCATCGGGTTGTTCTGATACGATTGATTCTTTTACTAATTCTTTGATTTCTTGTTTCATCGTAGAAGCAAGTATTCCTTTTGCATTTTCGGCTACGGCCTCCTCCAAATTCTTCATTTGGATAATAGCGTCTTCAACCAAGTTTTTTTCTTTTGACATTTTTTGTATGTATATTTTTTCATATAAATATATTACTAATTGAAAAAAATTGTTTTTTATGAAAAAAACATCATTTTTCACGCAAATAAAAAAGGGAACCGATTTTTTCGGTCCCCCTTTGAATACAAAAAATTTTATAGTTTTTTATAAAACTTCAATCACTTCATCTATCTTGCTTTCAGCAATTGATGTGATTCTCCAATCCCACGTTAGGTCACTATACCTTTTTGTAATTTTGGCTTCTACGTCTGTTGGGTTATAAGCCTTAACCAATTTTTCTTCTTTTACTTTTTTTACTTTACCTGTTTCCTCATCAGGAAATTCATAGTATAGCTTTGCAATGAAATATTTTTCGTCCATAATTTAATTTTTATAAAATATCATCAATATATTTTATAAAATCAAGGATTACTTATTAAGATAGGTATTTAATCTATTCATCAAATCTAAAGATTTGTTTGCTTCAGGACCTGCACTTCTTTCTCTTTGAATTTGTATTTCCTCGTCTAAATTTTCCTCAAATTTATTTTTGTCCTCTACATTCAAAAATAGATATGCCCCTGGTGTTGATGGTGAAGAAACTAGGTCAAAACATATTAATTCAAAATCATCTTGAACTTCATTTTGGTCCCCGACTTTTTTAAGAGACCCAACCCCTCTTGACGAGATACCCAATGTAACTCCTTGTCTAAGGTAATTAGCGGCTAAATCCCCCTTTGTAGAACAAATACCTCTTTCGTGAAAACCTGGCGATGTGAGTAATTTTAATTTACCCATCAATATTTTTCCATCCCACCAAACATCAGTTATTACGTGAGATACTCTATCTAAATCAATTAAAGATGATTCAGGGTGGTTTAATTCGGATAATGCCACCCCTTTATTAATCATCTTTTTATAATTATCGGACTCTCTTTTAAGAATTTTTTCAGGATATATTCTACCATTACGATTAGGAGTGTCATATTTTTGTAATACAGCGTAAAACTCAAAAGGTTTGGTATAGTCCATAAAATCTTTTGATTCCTTTAACATACTATGGTTACCAAATTCTTTTGGTGAAACATAACCGGCATCATATTCTATAAGAATTCCCTTACCAGATTCGTATGGTTTTAATATTTTTAGCTCGTTCATATTAAACATTTTTATATAAATACAACGAACTTTATATTTATACTTCCACTAACTCAAGTTTGTCTTTCTTAGAAACGTAAAAATCAAAATATTCATTTTGTTTGAATATATCAGAATGTATACAACTCACTATAGATTTGATTGATTTTTTTAATGTTGTCGATTTAAAATCCATTTCTTCCAATAAATAAAGATTAATTTCTAAATTCATAAAAGACCTTTTTTTGTATTGTATTCCACTTGTTCTTAAATCCAAGTCCACAATAAATTTTTCGTCGAACATTTCTTTGTCCAAACAATTAAATACAACGTGTTTAATTGCTCTTGACATATTCAGGACAATTCTTGTCCAATTTTCATAATCGTCTTTTGGTTGGACCCAAGTTTGAATGTTAATGTAAATTGATTTAAGATTTTTTGAATCTACGGTTCCATAAGTAATTTTTGACGATTTGAACCCGCCAAGTTTGGCGGTTTTTCCTTTCTTCATTCTCTCATATTTTTCAGAGTTTATTTGTCTGAAAAAAAAGTAGATAAAGTTTATTAAATTGTCAAAAAATTATATGGATTCCACCAAGTTTTTAAGTTTGAAGTATTCTAATCTGTCAAACTTTTTAGTTTTGATATTATCTATTGCCTCACTGATTGTATTTTTTACTATTTCGTCTGTCTCAGATTCTAAAACGACTACTAATTTTACAATCGCATAGTCTTTTAATTTTTCGTAATTTTCAATCAAATTTTTTTCATCCTCATACATAAGAGAAGTCAATTCTTTTTTTTCTGACTCCGAAAGATGGGACATAAAATCGTTAATTGATTTGTTGGCTATTTTAAGCATTGATGAAACAGGAACTAAAATAGTTTCTTTCACTGTTTCAACTTTCTTCAAACTCTCAACTATTTTTTGTTTACTTTTTACTTTATTTTCTAAAACGGTAACATCATACGAATTGTAAAATAAGTTATCAATATCAGTATATTGATTATGGGTATTCACAGATAAAGTCCATCTACGTAATTTATCTAAATCACTTTTCCTCACCTTATTTATAATATTTTCGAACATTGTAATAGATTCCAAAACGAAACCCTCAGCTAAATTTTGATTATACCCTTTATTTGATGATAACTCATCATAAAGATAAAAAAGTTTTGAAATATTTTTATTTGATAAAACCATTTTATCGAAGTTTTTTATTTCATCTTTAAACGTTTTTTTGGTGTAAGATTCAGATAATAATTTTTCTATTTTTGATTTTAATATACCTATTTTCATAATTTACGTTTTTTTATAAATATTAACCATTTAAAATTCTTTCTAGTTCTGTACCCATATCACCTAAAGAATTTCTTGCTTTTGATAAATCAATAAAATCATCTTCATTTATAAAATCATTGCTTTCCAAAAGTATATTCATACTTTCTATAGTTTTGGATTCAGGTGTGACACCTGCGCCCCCACCTAATTCAGGACCTGGAGGTGGTGGAGGAGCACCCCCTCCCATATCACCACCCGGTGGTGGAGGTGGTGTTGCTCCCGCAGCGGCAGTTGTACCTGTTTGAGAACCATATAATTTATCTACGTTATCGAATATACCTGTATGAACGATAATCGTTGCAGTATTTGTTAATTCTGCAGCAACCGCTTTTTCAATTCTTTGTTGTTGTAAATCCAACTGAATTTCTTGGTCTGAGAAACCTAAAATATGTTTTTTAGCCCAAGATACTGAAACAGGTGCGATACCTTCAACCGCAGTAACCGCGTCTTTATATAACAACATTTTTTCTTTCCAAACATCAACCGCTAAAAGGTCGGCTTGTTTAGATGAATTATTTAATCCTAATGTGAAATTACTTAATTCATCTTCAAACCCCAATAAAAACAAATGTATGATGGCAATTTTATTCATCTCAGCCAACGTACTTTTTTGTATTCTATTTATGGTTCTTGCAAAACGTATATCCATTAAAGATAAGTTTTTACCATCACCAACAGGTTCTTCAAACCCTAAAAACGCTTTTGGAACACGAAGTGCTGTCAATAATTTCTTTTGGATATATTCGATATCAGCAATTTCGGCTAAGTTAGCAGCCCCAGGCAACGTGTCTATTGGACTTGCTTGTGCTGGGTCACGAACAGGAACAAAATAATCTTGGTCTACCGCCATTTGATTGAACCTCATATCTACATTCCCTGTTTTGTGGTCGACAACTTGTTGACGTTTAAATTTATTTGCAACACGGTTTACATATGCCTCAACATCTTGGTCGTCCATGTTTCCGACAAATACTTTGAATATTCTTCTTTCAGGTGCTCTTGATGTACGATAAATCAACATAGCATCTTCCGCTAATATTAATTGTTTCCAAATACGTCTTGCTTTTTCTAACATAGATGTTCCGTATGGAAGTTTTCTATCATCTCCTAACAATCTAAAGTGTGCAACTTCCCAAGAGTTGAATTCCATATCACGAGCCTTCCACTTGAACCTCAATCCGGTGTTTTTTGGGTCGGCTTCAGTATTATATGTTTTAGACGCCATCCCCATCTCCAATCTTTCAATTTCAATATTTGGTAGTTGCATACAACCAACTACCCCTTTTTCAGGGTCCAATTTCAAATACACAAAGTTATCACCATACTTACAAGTATTTCTTGTCCACATTGGTAAATT